ACAATCTGAAAAGACTTATGACCCTCAATCTGAAATGGACCCAGACGAGGAACTACCATTCTAATTTAATGAGCATGGACACTTGCATAGACATAGTGTCCATGCTCTTTTTTTAAAAAAATACAGACAATGAAAATAAGAAAATTAATGTACGAATCGCTCATCAAAAAGTATGAGAGTGAGATTGCTGAGGCTGAGGCAACTTTAATGGTGTACATGGAAAACCCTGTTGGTATTGGGGAACATCCACAACACTTGGAAGAGATGGACAAGTTTGTCGAAAAATTAGCAAATGCAAAAGACAAGTTAGAAAATTTAAAAGAATTCTACAAATACAATTATGGCAATTAAGAAAAAAGATTTTAAAGATATTAAGAAACAGTTCTCTACATCTGCGAAATACAAACCACAACGTTTTTTCGATTTAGGAACTGACTTCTTGGATGCAGTAGGTTTACCTGGTCCTGCTATTGGACACATCAATATGTTTTTGGGACACTCAGATACGGGTAAGACAACTGCGTTGGTGAAGACTGCGGTGGATGCACAAAAGAAAGAAATTCTTCCTGTGTTTATTATTACCGAGCAGAAATGGAGCTTTGAACACGCAAAGTTGATGGGATTCCAATGTGATGAAGTTGTGGATGAGGAGACGGGTGAAATCGATTGGGACGGATTCTATATATTCAACAACAACTTTGACTACATCGAACAGATTACAGATTATATCAATAGTTTGTTGGATGCACAAGAAAAGGGAGAGTTGGACTATAGTCTATGTTTCCTTTGGGATTCAATCGGTTCAATTCCATCTAAGATGACTTTTGAAGGTAAGGGTGGTAAACAACACAATGCTGCTACATTGTCAGACAAAATTGGTATGGGTATTAACCAGCGTATCTCAGGTTCACGTAAGGCTGATTCCAAATACGAAAACACTTTGGTTATTGTTAACCAACCGTGGGTTGAACTTCCTGACAATCCGTTTGGTCAACCAAAAATTAAGGCAAAAGGTGGTGAGTCTGTTTGGCTTAACTCATCTTTGGTATTTTTGTTTGGTAACCAAAAAGGTGCTGGAACTACCAAGATTACAGCAACCAAAGACAAGAGAACTGTTAAGTTTGCAACTCGTACCAAAGTTTCCGTTATGAAAAACCACATTAATGGTTTGGGTTATGAAGATGGTAAAATTATCGTAACACCACACGGGTTCTTGGCGGGTAAAGAAGCTTCAGAAGAAAAAGCATCTATTGAAGCTTACAAAAAAGAACATTCCGATTATTGGAAACAAATTATCGGAACAGATGGTGAGTTCACACTTACTGAGGAAAAAGAAGTTATTGAATAACATAAAACTTAAATTGTGACTAAGACACTTTTAATTGACGGAGACAATCTATTCAAAATCGGATTTCATGGGGTAAAAGAATATTACCACAATGGAAATCATATTGGGGGTATTTTTCACTTCATCAATACACTTAAGAAGTTCTTACAAGAGCACAATTATGATAAGGTTATAGTCTTTTGGGATGGAGAGAATAACTCCTCCCAAAGACGACTTCTATTACCTCAATACAAACAAAATAGACGTTCAGAAACCAATGAGTTGAAGCGTCAATCATATGACTGGCAAAAGTCCCGTATACGTCAATATTTGGAGGATATGTTTATTCGTCAGATATGTATTGACAACTCGGAAAGTGATGATTTGATATCTTACTATTGTCAAATTTCTGTTGATGAGAAAAAAACAATTTTCTCAGCCGACAAAGATTTGACACAACTCATTTCTGAAAACGTCGAAATCTATTCTCCGATTAAAAAAGAATATCACAAATACGGAGAAAGGATTAATATTGGTAATCTTTGGATACCCCACCAAAATGTTGTAACTTATAAAATATTAACTGGTGATAAATCAGATAATATTGATGGGATACTTTTGCTTGGTGAAAAAACAATTATTAAATTATTTCCCGACTTACTTGAAAAAACAACTTCTGTTTCCGATATTTTTACAACAATCAATAATTTTAGTGAAGATGAAAAGAAACAAAAATCTGTATCAAACATTCTCGAAGGGAAAACAAAACAAGGATTACTCGGTCAAGAATTTTTCAATATCAATAAAAAACTTATTGATTTGTCCAACCCACTAATATCTGACGAGGGTAAAGAAGAAGTCAAAGCTTATTATGAAGAAGAGTTGGACCCTGATGGTAGGGGTTACAAAAATCTTATGAGACTAATGAACGATGATGGAATTTTCAAATACCTTCCAAAAACAGATAATCAGTGGGTTGAATTTTTACAACCATTTATGAAACTATCAAGAAAAGAAAAAAAACGATTCAATACTAAAAATTAAAATTATGAAAGAACAAATGCAAGACACAACAAAGATGGAGTTCTTAATGACTTTGAATGACAACATCATCGTACAAAGATTCTATAACGTTAAAGGATATAATCCTAAGGCGAGAAGAAGTTTGGAAGTTGGTGCCATTCTTAAAGAAGTTGCCGAACTAGTCGAAAACAACCTTAGACTAAAATCTTTGATTTACATGGTTGACAATCAAGACCAAATTATTGCCGACCCAGAGATTTTGGAAACATCTAATACGGAAGGTCCAGAATACTTTAACTTGTATGTAAAGATTGGAGATGAGACAATTTGTCATAGAATAGTTGACGCCAAATTGTACCCACCAAAGGTAAGATATACCGTAGACATACGACCAGAGTTGAAAATCATATTGAGGGGTCTGACTGACATTTTTTCAGCTGAAAATTTATCTTACAAATACATGAATTATCAGCTCGCTTAAGAGTATTTATAAATCCGAGAGGTAGTAAAACGTTATTAAAAATTATGTCAAACGATAAAAATTTTGGTTATTTAGGGAACACATTTCAAATACAATTATTAAACAATATTATACTTAACAAAGATTTTGCTACATCTATCGTTGACGTTTTAGACCCCAAATATTTTGATAATCAATACTTCAGACTTATCATGCAAATGATAAGGGAGTATTATGTAAAGTATGAACATGCACCGACCTTTAATACTTTAGACCAACTAACAAAATCTGAAATTACATCACCAATGGCACAAAAAATGGTGATGGATATGTTGGAACAAGTAAAAGAGTGTCCAATAGAAGGTTCAGATTTTGTCCAAGAAAAATCTTTGAAATTCTGTAAACAACAAGAACTTCAAAAAGTGATGTCGAAAGCACAAAAAATCATCGATAAGGGTGATTTTGAAAGTTATGACCACTTAGAACAAATGGTTCGTGAAGCTCTACAAGTTGGAGAAGTTGAAGTTGGTACATCTGACGTATTCTCAAACTTGGACGAGGTTTTGGATGATGATTACAGACATCCTATTCCGATGGGAATTCAAGGTATTGATAATCTACTTAAAGGTGGATTGGCTAAAGGGGAGATTGGTGTAATATTGGCACCGACAGGTGTTGGTAAGACTACAATTTTGTCTAAAATAGCGAACAACGCATTTAATCTTGGGTATAATGTACTACAAGTATTTTTTGAGGACAATCCTAAAATTATACAACGTAAACATTTTACTATGTGGACAGGTATTGCTCCTGATGATTTGTCAAACCACAGAGAAACTGTATTAGAAAAGGTTAAAGAAATTAAGTCAAATACAAAAAATATCTTAACTTTGAAGAAATTGCCATCAGATACTATGACTATGAATCAAATTAAAAATCAAGTTAGAAAAATGATGGCGGAAGGTAATAAAATAGACATGATAGTGATAGACTACATTGACTGTATTGTACCTGACAGAAAACTCGAAGATGAATGGAAAAGTGAGGGTTCGGTTATGCGAGCGTTTGAGGCTTTATGTCACGAACTACAAATCGTAGGTTGGACTGCAACACAAGGTAACCGTTCATCAATATCATCTGAAGTTGTTACTACAGACCAAATGGGTGGTTCAATCAAAAAAGCACAAGTAGGTCACGTTATTATTACTGTGGCTAAAACATTACAACAAAAAGAAATGAATTTGGCAACAATTGCGATAACAAAATCACGTCTTGGTAAAGACGGTGTTGTATTTGAAAACTGTAAATTTGATAATGAATTTTTGGTTATTGATACTGAACAAAGTGTCACACTACTTGGTCTTGAGGAACAAAAAGAAGAAAGAAATCGAACAAGAATTAATGAGTTGTTAAATCAAAGAAGACAACGAGAAAATACAAATACTTAATATAAAAAAACTATGGATAATTACATTTTTAATATGGCACTAAAAGACCACCGATTCGTCGTAAAGAGAAGCGGTGAAACAGTACTATTCGAATCCGAAAAGATAAAAAAAGCGGTTATGAAAGCTATGGCATCTGTTGGTAAAATAGATGAAGATATGGCTGAAAAAATTGCAAGACTAACCACAAAAGGTATCTTTAAAGGAGATAAAGAAAGAGTTCCTCATGTGGATGAAATCCACGATATGGTGGAAAATAAACTTATGGATAATGGGTTAAATGATGTTGCTAAAGAATATATCATTTATCGTTCAAAACACCAACCGAATATTTTTTCAAAAAGAATCAATTTAAAACCTTACGAATATCCTGATTTGTATGAGTATGTTGATGCAATTAGACATTCATATTGGGTTCATACAGAGTTTAATTTCACTTCGGACATTCAAGATTTTAAAGTACACTTGAGTGAAAAAGAACAAACTGCGGTCCAAAGAGCTATGTTGGCAATTTCACAAATAGAAATTGCGGTAAAAACATTTTGGGGTGACATTTATAAAAGACTACCAAAACCAGAAATTGGTAGTGTTGGTGCAACATTCGCAGAATCAGAGGTAAGACATGCGGATGCATATTCACACCTAATTCAATTGTTAGGTCTTAATAGTGAATTTGAAAACATCTTGGAAGTACCTGCAATTCGTAGAAGAATTAAATATTTGGAAAAAACCATATCAAATTCAAAGGCGGTTGAAAATCAAGAATATTTTGAATCAGTTGTATTGTTCTCAATGTTTGTTGAAAACGTATCGTTGTTCTCACAATTCTTAGTTATTATGTCATTTAATAAACATAAAAATGTATTAAAAGGTATTAGTAATGCTGTTGAGGCCACATCTAAAGAAGAAAATATTCATGCTGGTTTTGGATTCGACTTGGTTAATATTATAAAAAAAGAAAATCCATCATGGTGGACTGATGACTTGGTTCAAGACCTGATTCAAGCAACCAAAGATGCTTACGAAGCTGAACTTGAAATAGTAAATTGGATTTTTGAAAAAGGTGACTTGACTTTCTTGTCAAAAGCACAAACTTTAGAGTTTATCAAACATAGATTTAATACCTCTTTAAATTCTATCGGTATTGATAATATTTTCGAAATCAACCAACCTCTTTTGGAAACGACTGAATGGTTTGATGATGAAATTTTAACAACAAAACACACTGATTTCTTCAATAAAAGAAGTATCAATTATAGCAAAAAAACGAAATCGATAACAATGAACGATTTATTTTAATTTAAATTAATATAGAAACATGGAAAATAGAAAACCTTTTGATTGGATTAATGAAGAATCCATAACATTCCTTCGTAGAGGATACCTCAGCGAAGGTGAAGAACCACTGGAAAGAATCAGAGTGATTGCAGAGCACGCTGAAAAAATTTTGAGTACAACTGCAGACAATGTAAAACTTAAAGGTTTTGCCGATAAGTTTTATGAGTATATGGGTAAAGGATGGTACTCACTTTCATCACCCGTGTGGGCTAATTTTGGTAAGAAAAGGGGTTTACCTGTTAGTTGTTTTGGTTCTAATATTGGTGACAACATTGAGTCAATTTTATATACACAAGCGGAAGTTGGAGAAATGAGTAAGATGGGTGGAGGTACCTCGGGATATTTTGGAAATATTCGTGGAAGAGGTGCGTCAATTACCGATAATGGACACGCACCTGGTTCAGTACACTTTATGAATCTTTTCCAAAGTGTTGTTGATAACATATCACAAGGTTCAACACGTAGAGGTAGATTTTCACCATACCTACCAGTCGAGCATCCTGATATTATGGAGTTTTTAGAAATCGGTACTGAGGGATTCCCAATTCAAGATTTGACACACGCAGTAACAGTTACTGATGAATTCATGGAACAAATGGTAAATGGGGATAAAGAAAAAAGAGCTATTTGGGCTAAAGTAATTCAAAGAAGAGGTGAGATTGGATATCCATATATTATGTTCACAGATACTATGAATAACAAGGCACCTGAAGTTTACAGAGATAAAGACATGAAAATTTATAATTCAAATCTTTGTTCTGAAATTGCATTACACAACTCAGAAGAAGAATCTTTTGTTTGTGTTTTGTCTTCTATGAACCTTTTACACTACGACGAGTGGAAAGACACAGACGCTGTTGAAGTTATGGTATACTTCTTAGATGCGGTTGTTACTGAATTTATTAGTAAAATTGATGAACTAAGAAATAATGGTACAATCGAGGGTCAAAGAGCATTCTTCTATCTTGAAAAGGCTTACAACTTCGCTAAAAGACAAAGAGCCCTTGGTTTAGGTGTCTTGGGATGGCATTCACTACTTCAATCTAAAAGTTTACCTTTTGACAGTAAAGATAGTGCAAGATTGAATATTGAGGTTTTCAAATTGATAAAAGACAAATCTTATAAAGCATCTGCGGAACTTGCTGAGATGTTTGGTGAACCAGAAACATTAGTCGGTTATGGTAGAAGAAACGTTACATTAAACGCAATTGCACCTACAACATCATCAGCATTTATCTTGGGTCAGGTTTCACAATCTATTGAACCAATTTGGTCTAACTGTTATGTTAAGGATGTTGCTAAATTAAAAGTTACTATCAAAAACCCAGTACTTAAAAAGTTACTTGTTGATATCAAAAAAGATACTAAAGCGACTTGGGACAGTATTAAAAAACAAGATGGTTCTGTACAACATTTAGAGTTTTTGACTGATGAACAGAAAGAAATTTTTAGAACATTTGCTGAAATTAATCAATCTACAATCATTAACCAAGCGGCTATCAGACAAGATTTTATTGACCAATCACAGTCATTGAACTTAATGATTTCACCGGATATGCCGACTAAAGATGTTAATAAACTTCTTATTGACGCATGGCAATTGGGAGTTAAGACCCTTTACTATCAGCATTCAATGAACTCAGCTCAGGCATTTGCAAGAAAAAAACTTAATCTTAATGACTTGGTTTGCACGAGTTGTGAAGCATAATTAATAATTTAAGGTTATAATGTATTAAAAACCCGACAAATAGATTGTCGGGTTTTTTTATTTCTAAAAATTATTCTGTGGATATATTTATGTATAATGGCTGACGGTAAAACATATGGTATTAATTTTCCTTTCGGACAAAGTCAGGATGGAAAATACCTTTCCTTATCTCAAACACCTGAGGAGGAAATAAGAACTGATTTGTTACATCTTATCTTAACAAGAAAAGGTAGTAGATATTACTTACCAAATTTTGGTACAAGAATTTATGAGTTCATTTTTGAACCTATGGATGGATTATCATTTGAAGCTATTAAGGCAGATATCAGACAAGCGGTAGATGAATTTTTACCAAATTTGATATTAAATGATATTACAATAACACCATACACCGAAGAACTTGAACTTGTTGGTGATTTAAATATGAGTAACATTGGTGTCGGTGGTATTTATAGAGTACCTGGTACTGGTGTTGCGGACTATACAGCAAAAATAAGAATTGACTATACTATTACTGATAGCACTTTCGACAATAAGGATTTTGTTATTATCAATATTTAATATAAATGGCACAAAGAAGAATTTCATACGCAGACAGAGACTTTGAAGCACTACGTCAGGACCTCATTAATTACACACAACAGTATTATCCTGAACTTATTGATAACTTCAATGATGCCTCAGTATATTCAGTTTTTTTAGATTTAAACGCAGCCATTGGTGATAACTTACATTATCACATGGACAGAAGTATTCAAGAAACAGTACTTCAATATGCCCAACAACGTTCGTCAATTTTTAACATTGCCAGAACTTATGGTTTAAAAATACCCGGTAATAGACCGTCAGTTGCTCTTTGTGACTTCTCAATCACAGTGCCGGCATTTGGAGACCAAGAAGATACGAGATATTTGGGTATCCTAAGAGCGGGTTCACAAGTGGTTGGTGCGGGACAAACATTTGAAAATGTTAACGATATTGATTTTTCATCTCAATATAACAGTGAAGGATTTCCAAACCAAATTAAAATACCAAACTTTGATTCTAATGGTAAGTTATTGAATTATACGATTACTAAAAGAGAAGTGGTGGTTAATGGAATAACTAAGGTTTATAAAAAAGTTATTACACCTGCAGATGTTAAGCCATTCTTTGAGTTTTTTCTACCTGAAAAAAATATTATAGGTGTAACATCCGTGATACAAAAAGACGGAACATCATTTCAATCAATCCCCACATATTCTGAATTTGTTAATTCACCTGATAGATGGTTTGAAGTTGATTCGTTAGCTGAAAGTAGAGTTTTCGTTGAAGACCCAACTAAACCCGCAGATAGACCAGGTATAAAGGTTGGTAGATACCTTGAAACTGAATTAAGGTTCATAACAGAATATACACCAGAAGGTTTCTTAAGAGTTCAATTTGGTAATGCTACAGTTACTGCTGATGACCAATTAGCTCAATTTTCAAGAACGGGTGTACCACTTAGAATTCAAGACTATCAAAACAATATTGGTTTAGGTAAAACAGTTAAAGCAAATACTACATTATTTGTTCAGTATAGAATTGGTGGTGGAACCGTTTCTAATATCGGTGTAAATACAATAAACCAAGTTGGTACGGTTAATTTCTTCGTTAATGGACCTTCGGCTAATATAAATCAACAAGTCGTAAATTCATTAAGGGTTAACAACGTTACTGCCGCAATTGGTGGGGCTAACCAACCTAATATTGAAGAGGTTAGAAATATGGTAACATTTAACTTTGCGGCTCAAAACAGAGCTGTGACGGTAAATGATTACTATGCTATTATAAGAAAAATGCCAGGTAAGTACGGTGCACCTGCTAAGGTTGCAATCACGGAAGAAGATAACAAAATTAATATCAATATTGTATCTTATGATTCGACAGGGTCTTTGACTCAAACTGTATCAAACACACTAAAAACAAACTTAGCAAATTATTTATCAAATTATAGAATGATAAATGATTACATTTCAATTAATGTTGCTCAAGTAATTGATTTAGAATTTGATATTTCTGTTGTTGTTGATTCGGCACAAAACCAAGGTGAGGTTATAACAAGAGTTATTGACAAAATACAAACATTAATGAGTCCAGTATTCAGAGAAATGGGTGGTAATGTATTCATATCTGAAATAAGGAGTCAAGTACAAGATGTTGCCGGTGTTATTTCAGTAACCGACTTAAAAGTTTTCAATAAAGTTGGTGGTCAATATTCGTCATCTGAAACTTCACAAAGATATGCTAATAGTGCAACAAAAGAAATTTTATTAGTTGATGACACTATTTTTGCTGAGCCATCACAAATTTACCAAGTTAGATTCCCTAACAAAGACATTAAGGTAAGAATCAAGAATCTTAAGACTGTAGATTTCTCTTAATTCCTTTACATAGAGTTTTAGTAAGTTATTTTGAAAATAGATGAATAACTATTTATCTAAAAAGATATTATATGCCTAAATCATACAGATTACGTACACAATTAGGAGTTGACCAAAATTTAAAACTGAATGTAGAACAGGATTTTGACTTTTTGGAAATCCTTTCCATGAAACTTTCACAAGGTGATGTCTATACTCGTTTTTGTGCTGACTATGGTGTGGTTGTTGGTCGTGTTGTTGCTAACGGTGGATTTGGTGTACCAAATGTAAGAGTATCTGTTTTTGTTCCTGTTGAAGATGAGGATTTATTAAATCCTGTTATCAGTGCCTTGTACCCGTATAAAAGTCCTGCCGAAAAAAATGAAGACGGTTATCGTTATAATTTATTACCGTATAATCAGGAATATGGTGGACATACACCTACAGGTACATTTCCAACAAGAGAAGATATCTTAACAAGAAATGAAGTACTCGAGATATACGAAAAATATTACAAGTATACTGTAAAGACTAACGAGTCAGGTGACTTTATGATTGTTGGTGTGCCGTTGGGTATTCAAACACTTACAATGGATTTGGACTTATCTAATATTGGTGAGTTTTCTTTAAGACCGGCAGATTTAATCAGAATGGGATTGGCTACTGCCGAACAATTTGACGGAGTTCAATTCAGAGCATCTGAAGATTTAGACTCACTACCGCAAATTGTTAATGCTAAAAAAGACATTAATGTTACATCATTTTGGGGTGACGGTTCACAGTGTAGTATTGGTATAACACGTGCAGATTTTGATTTGAGAGAATTAGGAATTGAAATTCAACCGACTTCGGTGTTCATGGGTTCAATCATGAGTTCACAAGATTCCCAAATGTTGAAAAAGAATTGTAAACCAAAAACAGAACAAGGTGACTTGTGTGGAATGGTTACGGGACCTGGTGAAATTTTAGCTATAAGACAGACGGTTAATACCGATGTGAATGGGAATCCAATACTTGAACAGTATAGATTAACTAATGGTGGAAAAGTAATTGACGATGATGGAACTTTCTTGGTGGACGTACCTATGAATTTGGATTACGTGGTAACAAATGAATACGGTGAAATAGTATACTCAAAAGACCCAAGAATTGGTATTCCGACAAAAGGAAAATATAGATTCAAAATAAAATACCAAGCCGAACAAAATGGACCATTAAAAGATGGGACAACAATAATTCCTATTCAAGGGGAAATTCAGAGAGCTAACTTTTTAGTTCCAAATATCAGAGAATATGGTTGGACAGGGGCGACTTCAACAAGTCCTGGTGTTGACCCTGCTTTATATGCATTGAACACAAGTCCTTACTATGATTCAAATTATACAGGTAACACTAATTGGCAATTATTCCAAAAAAGTTATGCGTTTTCATTAGATTGGGATGACTATGCAGATAAACAAGCGGCAATAAATTGTCAGGACTTTTTCTACTTGATGAAGTATAATAAAGTTTATACTACATCTCAGTTTATTGAAGATTATAGAAAGGGTAGTGGACGTGCTAGATTTTTAGGAATTAAAGAAATTTTAAATAGAAGTTGTGAGTCTGAAAACAATAAATTCCCAGTCAACGACGGGGTAAGAAATTTTGATTTAATTTATTTCTTATTCAATATATTAATAACATTACTTGTTCCTGTTACAATTACATTAATTTTTCTATCTAATATTATTTGTATTTTATGGCCAATTTTAAGAGTAATCATCAATGTAGTTGGTACGGTATTGTTAAGTGCATTAATTATTTTATGTAATGTAGTTAAGGCATTATCGTTTGGTTTATTAAAATTAAATTGTCCAAAATGGCAATTGGTAAACATTAGTGAGACATGTCCACTTACATCAATACCATTACCTAACATGTCATATCCCGACTGTGATATGTGTAATTGTGAAAGTAGAGATGTGGTATCTCAAAATGATACAACACCGTCCGCAAATAATAGTTTATTAGTAAATTCAACTGACTACTTGTTTTTTGAACAGATAATTGGTTTGAATGGTGATGAAGTAGATACGACTTGGCAATCTAAATACGTATATGGATTCCAATCTACAATGTCAGGATTTGATAATGGTGTCGACAATTCAGTTTGGACAAAATCACCATTCATGGATGATAATGCTGATGATGGTAATCCATATACAAATTACAAAACTTGGTCTTGGGATTTAACACTTTCCGAGAGAATGAACTTGTTTAATGTTAAGGCAAAATACCATGCAGATGGTGCACAGAATAAAGTTAAAGTTAGTGTAAACCCATCATCTTCACTTAACACAGGTAAGTTTCACTATGATAATGTTTTAGTTTTATTATGTGACCCAAATAGTCAGGATGCCTTACAGGCGGGAAGAGTTATTAGTTTTCAAAATACTGCTAATTCTGCAGACCCTAACGTTAGTGGGGGAACTACAGGAACATCAATTACTAGTACGACATATTTCGCTACGGTGAATTATATGAATCCGTCTAACCTAAGTACAAATAGTGCGACCGTTTATGAGATTACAGGTTCTACAGGAGATTTAAAAAACAAATACATATACCCTTCAGATGTTGAATATTATCAGGTAATTACAGCATCCACAATACAAGATTATGTTCAAATAGCTGGAATTGCGGGTGTACCAACAACATATGGATTTGGTAATAACACGTTGATTAATCGTTTTATTTTTGGTTATCAAAGTGTATCTAAAGGTGGTGGAGACAATCCTGATGATTATCCAGATTCTTCAGGCACTGAAAAATTCAAATACAATGTACCTAACTTCAAGTTAAATACAGAGTATAATGACCACATAGTGGTTTTCTTAGTTAGAGGTGTTGATATGTATACCGATAGACAGGATACAATATATGATTTATCACCTTTATATGGTAAAGCTTTCGGTTCAGGCCCAACAGTTAGAGGTAACTACAAAATGAATATTCCTATTCAGAAATATAATTCAGTAAATTATACACTAACAAGACACAATTTATTGGCAAATAACGGTTCCAATAATAATGGATATTTGTTCTATGGTAGTTATACGTTTACGGTTGGTAGTAATTACCAATCATTTGTAACTAAAAATCACTTAGATTATTCATGTTTAGATGCTAGCAATCCAAAAGTTGGTTCAGGTGTTGTTGGTTCAATAAGTAACTTTAACACTGTAAGTGGCGCTTTGGCAACTAAGAGTAGTGGTAACAAAATGGTTAATTCCACAAATAGTAGTGGATTTAGAAATGGTTATAAAAACAATGAAATTGTAGAAGGTGGTACGATGATGTTGTGTAATGGGGGTAGTGGAAACCCTAGTAGAAATGATTACTTCTATTACTCGCCAACATATTTTACACAATACCCTACTGATACTTTAACAATGTCTAATACCTCAAGAATGATTATGAGGTCTGACAGATTACCTACATCAGATACCCACGATAGAAGATTTGTCCTACACCAAAATAAAAGTTTTTCAATATACTCAATATCGGACAGTGGTTTGAGTGGGCAACTTACACCAACATATAATGTTAGTAGTGATAACACGGGAGGTGCTGCCGATGATTTCTTAGAGGATGCTGGTAGTGTTGCGGCAAATATCATACAGACATTTAGTTGTGAAGGTATGGTTCCTTTAACGTGTTATACGGGTGACGGTGAGAATTTTGGAGTTGCTATTAATACTGATGATTGTTATTACTTAGATAAAGAAGATGATATCAAAAAAATGTATGGTGGTTGTTACTATTTGGTACAAAGACCAAGCTTTTCAAATATCGGAAAAGACATAACATCTTTCTTTGAATGGAGGTCAAGATTTAGAATGATGTTTGCGTTATGTAGAAATGTCATATCACTCACATTTGTTAATAACTGGATTAATGGTTCTCTGTATATGTATACTTTCCAAAAGGATACTTTGTATTTGGCACCATTATCCGCAGCAACATTTAACTCAGATACCACATACAGATATTGTACCGATACTATTGTTTTTAAAGAAACAAACAACTCATTCTTCTATCGTAGTTCGCCGTATAATGGTACTAAATTCATAGGTAAGGTTCCACCATTAAATTCTAACGATGAACTTTACGATGCTAGTAATAAAAGATTATTGGGTAGTCCAACAACTATTATTGATTTAGGACCAAGAGACCAATTTGTTCGTGAAATTACATTCAACCCTGATTATGAAGGATTTATTATTGATAAAATACCAACAAGTTCATACAACGATACTTCTGATATACTTCAGTTATTTGTAATCAGTAGATTGGCAGATGCTAGTTTTTGGGAACAAGTATTAAGTGCAGGTGATTCATCAATAAATTCTTTATTTTCAAGAACAAAACAAAGGTTGGATGGTGATATTACACAACTATTGAGTATTAATTCAGAGTTTGGTGTTACACCGTATTTGGGTGACAACTACTCTCAAAGTCAAATCAAATATTATCAAACGGGTGATGGTCCTGTGTTAGGCGTTTTCTTTTCTGCTAATACACAAAACAGGGATTTAATAACACCTGGTAGAACTACATTTGAAGATAATACAATTATTTATCTTACAAATTATTACGGTTTTGAAGACCAAGAAGTTCCATATTGGCCGTGGCAAATAAAGAATAATGGAAATCTTATTTTTGGTTCACAAACAAACGATTGGCAGGTTAAAGAAACTGTTCCGTCACAAATTTACACCTACAAATACCAATCAGTTGACAGATTATTAGGTGGTAATATAGCATCGGGTCAACCAACTTTTCCATCAAATGTGGTAACACCTACATTTGAAAAACCAGGTTTCATTTATAATTCATCATCGACAGGTGGATTAAGTCCTACAATTACACCAAACTCATATATGTATCCACCACCACCCGTTGTTGGTGTTGGTTCACCTTATCATTTTTATTTTGGATTAAAAGTGGGAAAATCCGCAATGAATAAGTACATAAACAAATATATATTCAATGAGGAAATACTATGAGTTTAGGTGATGTAAAAATATTAAGAAACCAAAATAGGTTCAAAGGAGCACCCGAACAAGATTACCTTATTCAAGTACCTTTGGAATCTCAAGAAAGAGAGATTATTGAAGGTGATAGAAATGTGTACTTGTCACAGACATCTCAATTTGAGGAGGAAAGACAATCAAGTAACGTGTTTAGAATTGGTGGTAAAATTGTAAACATTTTTGATAATGGTGTAAGTGGATATACTTCTTATACTCCTTTCGGAAATAACTTATTTTACATTAATGGTGTAGAAGCAAAAACGATAAATGCTAATCAAAACCCACCACAAATAAATGCGTGGAAAGGATATGTTCAATTTGATGAATTTACGTTCTACAGAACTTCAGGTATATCAGGTCACATTCCTTTTTATAATAAAAGTGCATCAACATATAATTGGAATATATACGTTTCGTATCCCGTAAGTGGTGATACAGAACAACAAATGAGATATGAAAATACCCAATTTTCTGCTGTTACATATTTTCAAGCTAGTGATGGTGTACCATTTGTTTTACAAAACACAAATCCCGATGGTAAGTCTTTAGTTACTTTTTATTGTGGAGTTTCACATAATTTACAAATTGGTGAATTTGTTGAACTATCCATATCATCAAATGGTACAAACTACTTTCAAGTAGAATCTTTAGGAGACCAATACTTTGGTTCTGAAGATAAAATATTCTCAATATATAATATTGGGTATACTGCCTTTACTAATAATTCAACAGGGACTTTCAAAAGAGTATTAGATATAAACAATACTGGTGAAACAACTTCTCAATATTATGTAAGAAGACATAAAATATTGACATCGGAATCCGATTATGATTTAACGAAACTTGGGTTTGAAAATAATGCTTTTAGTAATAAAAAACAATTAGAATATTCTGCATTAACACCGAATGGAGTCTCAAGAGTGTCTGTTAAAGATGGTAGTCAAACGTGTGGTTTTACATTCACAAAAGACATTGATACGTCAGAGTTATTAGATAATCAAGGAAGACCTTTATCTGAACTATTTGTCACTATAATGCAAAAAGGTTATATGGGTTATTTTAACAAACCATATTCAAATGGATACCCTGGTTTATTAATAGGATGGGACTTTAACTTTTTGGATGGTCAGGACGATATTTGGTGGAACGCAGCTAGTCCAACAAATAAAGACTTAGGTTTGAGTACATCATCTTATAATTTTTCAGGAAAAACTTTCTATTATAATAATCCCTTAGAGGTTGGTGATATTATTTCTGGTGATTTTTGTGAGTGGAATGACTTTGTAATGACTGAGACTGTTTTATCTAAAATGATGCACAAGTTCTCATACAATCCTTTAATTTTTAGTAATTCATCACCTTTGAATTATGAATCAGGATATTTTTATCAACCACATTTTTCGGTACCCATCAGAGCATTTTCAACTTACATAGAGGTAGGTGCAAAAGAGACTGTTGATTTTATCCCTGACTGGTCATTTTATTCTGAGACAGAAAGACAATGGAGATGGAGAGATTTATATCCATATGGTTACATTGACACCGATGGTGTTGGTGTTGATTCTCCTTTTCTAAATGATGCTCACTATCCTTTTAGTGATATATTGTTTCTACAAGTTCCAACATCGTTCTATAGAAACATAAACAGACCTTTGGTTGACTACATTGTTGACCCGTATATCGATGGATGTGAATAAATTCAGATTACCGAACATTATTAAAGACAAACAAGTTAATATACCCATTGAACTTACATGGGATAATGCTGGTAGAACAGATGGTCTTGATGAGTATGAGGCTGACGTATTAGAGAAAATTGTTAACCCTACTGAAGATTTTGAGGTAACACGTTATGCTCACGTTCCGTACAGTGGTGGATTAACATCTACAAACTACGAGTTTTATTTTTTACCACCGATTTATCAAGTAACCGCATCCACATCAACCGATTGGGTTTGTAGTTATACTGCTGAAACATTTACGGTATCCGAGATATATTATTTTTCCGCAGCATTTCAAAGAAGTTTCTTTAAAGTGGATTTGTATAACACGCCACGTTCTGAAGACCAAAAAATTATGGCAACAATCATAATACCAACCCAACAAGGTAATGAACAAGGGGCATTATTAGGGACAGGTCTTACAGTACAAAACATCAATATCAATAAACCTTCATTTACCTTAGATTATGTTGGGGATAAAGAAGGGTATTTCTTTTATTGGTTAAAAAACCCAACATACGTTGACACCACAAGATTTTATATGTCGGCTAAATTCTTTAATGCCAAGACTGGTGACTTCACAAGGATGATGATTGAACCTCAAAGTTCAATACCACAACCGTTTAACTTTGATAAGTCAAAATATTTTTATTACGTAGTGGATATAGATTATGCTAATTATGAATATATAATAACAACACAAAATGGTGTAAGAATAGGAACTCAGGGTAACCCCATAAAATGGTATGAATACGTAAATCCATAATGAATAGTGAAATCTATAAAATAAGAATATCACCTGAGGTGTTGAGTACAGATATCGTTAGTGAAACATATCAGTCAAATACTTTTGGTGTTTATTCGGGTATGTCATATATTCTTTCAGGGGGTACAGGAGGTACTAGTTTATTAACTGGACTAACTGTTGATGTTGTATTTCAAAATAGTTTTAATGATTTAGGTTTTTATACTCCATTTGATGGTTTATTACTACAGAAAGAAGTTGTTAATAATTTCGTTTTCACCGCATCCACATTAACACCATACACTGTTCTTGTTTATAATACATCAGATATTGAATTCAGAAAATTCTTATCACTTTCTAATTACATATTAGATTGGGGTGATGGTTCACCTGTACAGGTATTAAATGAAACCGCACCTCAATATTTGTCACACACATACACATATGATGGTGATTTTCAAATATCCTTAACTCAAAACAATCCGTGGGGTACCACACAAGTAACTAAAACAGTTCCTGTTCCTGTTACAGGAGCAACAATACCAAACCCACAAGGAACATGTACGTTTACACAGAATCAAGGAAATTGGTCGGGAATACCAATTAATGCGAATTTTATTTTTACTGGTGATTCTGCAAATACGGTGGAGGCACAAGTATCAAGTACTTGGACTACGGTACCATTTACAGTATCAGGATTTACTAAATCTCAAATAACTGATTTGAAAAACTATGGTACTATAAAGTATGCGACCAATGTTCCAATATTCAAAAATGGACAAGTGTATGGGGTTATAAATGAAATGAGTACATCATATACGGCATACACAATTAACGGTGTTGACTACTACGATTACCCTGATGGGTCAACAATATTCTTTAGCCAATATGGCACTCGGAACCTACGGAATTACAAGACCCGCTGACATGTCTCCCGAAGATGTGGAGATAATCATGAATTACACACCAAGTAGAGATGTGACACAAAATTTTGTCTTAAAAAAATTAGACGCAGCCTCACTATTAACACCTTATTTCAATAACAATGATACTGGTGGGAATACGAATGAAATTTTGGGTGGACTCTATAATCTAAAATTACCAGCATCTGAATTCAATGCGTTGGGAATATATACATTGTATATTCGTCCTGCTGAAATCAGAACAAATATAACGGATTGTGGTATATTGTCAGCATTACCTAACGTTAAGGGTATCATTATTGATTTGAATAATGTAGACCCACAGTATAGAAACAAATTTGTAAACCAAGGTCTTGTTGGTTTTAGAGTTGAATATTTGAATGAAGATGGTTCAAAGATTCCTAATTTTTTCAGAATTATAACTTCTTCATTTTACTGCGAACCAGTAACTACAAATTTGGTTAACACTCAACAAAAACAAATTAGATATAGATATGTAGAGGCTGGTAGTGATTTACTATTTTGTACATTATCACCATCAAGTGCACCGTCTAACAAACCATCGGCAACACCGTTCATCGGACAACCAAATCAAAATATCATTATAACTAACACATATTTCAATCCTGTTACGGTTGAAATTGAAATGGCTCAATATGACATTGATACATTGGCTATCGCTCTTTACGGTAATCAGACTAAGAGTATTGAAGACGGAATTTACACTCTTTACGACACAAATAATAACATTTACCAACAGTACAACTTGTTTGAGGTTCGTGATGAGTTCAACAACCTTCTTTATGAAGTTCGTCAAAATAGAGGTGATAACATTACTTCTGTTGTCGAAAAAGTTAACAGAAGATTTGATATTGGTGTTTTTTCGGACCCTTTTACTTTAGACACACTCAATATAGATAATATTGAACAATCGAGAGCAATCTTAGCAAAACAGTATTCTGTTTATCCAAACTACGATATATCTAATGTCACCAACTTTTCATTATATGGTTCATTAGCTAAAAGACTTGAAGTTTCTATTATTAAAATTATCAATTACTTTCCTGCGGGTTTAGTGGTTGACCAAATTTATTACGACTATACGACAGCTAACACTGCGACAAATATTTCTTTTGATGTTGTTGAAAATGAAACAACTTTTGATATTGATGTTACAAGAATAAAAAATCCTTTTGATATTGATTACTCAACAAATGCAGATAGAAACTTATCTGTTAGACCTTTTGAATTTTCACCCTTAAGAAATTTTACAAGAGAATATCTAAAGTATGCTTTGTTCATCAGTGGTGATTATGAAACAGAATTCAAAATTGTTGATTTTACACCATCGTCATCATTAAGTGCCGGTACTATACAAATAGTAGTTGAAGGTAACCCTTTTTCTGGTAGTTCATCAACAAACTTACCGATAGTATTGAGACCAAATTTATTTGAAACCGAGGTTGCGTTTGATGAACCTTTTGATGAGGTTGAGAAATTCCTTCTCAATAGAATGGTGACTCCGAGATATACTGCATATTTCAAATACCCAAGAGAAAATGATAATGGTCAAACTTATATTGCAAATCAAACAGTTACGTGGCCTTTAGATGGTACATGGAATTTAGATATCAGAACAAGAGCGTTTGATAGTTATCTTGAACAAATCAATGAAGTTGCGGTTGCTTTAGATAGTTTTAAAACAAACTTAATTAGTAGATTTTTGATTACTGGTTCTTTCAAAGAGTTTGATACTGAGGACCAAAGAGTTGAAAAGGTAATTCAAATTTACGGTAGAGCGTACGATGAAACTAAAAAGTTTATAGATGCCTTGGCTTACATTACTTCTGTAAATTATGTACCTAAAGATGATATTCCGTCACAACTTCTTGTAAACTTAGCGTATACTTTAGGTTACCAAGTTAATATCTCACCAATAACCAATGATGATTTTTTAAGTTCAGTTTTTGGAACTAAAAACCAATCTATCTACCCTGGTATGACAAGAGATTTAACTCCAAGTGAGTTAAACTATGAATACTACAGAAAACTTATTATTAATTCAGGTTGGTTATTCAGAGCAAAAGGAACAAGAAAGTCAGTTGAATTTATTATGAGAATGGTCGGAGCTCCACAAGCATTAGTTGAGTTCAACGAGACCATTTATTTAGCCGATTCAAAAATCAACATGAGTCAGTTTACGGAACAATTTGTTCAGTTGACTGGTGGTACATACTCACAAGTAGTTCCTGTATTAGACCCTGAAAATACTTACAAGATTCAAGGTGTTACCTACACAGGATTTACGGTTGACTACGAAATTGAAGATGTTGATTTTGAAAGAGAAAATTATCCTGTAGATGAACAAGGTTATCCTAAAGCTCCAATCGACACCGATAATTATTTTTTTGAAAGAGGTTCGGGTTGGTTTGAACAAACACCAAAACACAGAGCTGAACAAGATACTATAGTTACTGAAGCAACATTCACAGGACAAAATCCAAATGTTCAGACAGTTTTACAACCATACACATACGGACAAAAATATTTTGACAGATTCAGAAGTTTCCCGTATATGACACTTGGTTTTGACTTGACTCAAACTAGTGATAACCAAAAGTCTTGGACAGATGACCAAGTTGGGTTGAGAAAAACACAAGGAGGATTCAATGCATATTACTACGTCTCAAATGAGAAGTTGGTTTTAAACGCCAAGAATGTTGACCTGTTTATGAATATGGGTCAGGGTTTGGAATATGATGTTTGGGATATGAGTAGAAAGTATAACTACCCAATACCAGCATCTGGATTAACAACAGGTACCGGAGGTATTGATAATACGGTGATACAACCAAACCCAAAACAAAAGACATTCTTTGAATTTGCTCAGACGTTTTGGAAAAATATGATTAACGTTAGAAATAGACAAACTATTACTGACGGTAAAGGTGGAGGTTACCCTACACTACAACAAATCTATTGGAACTACTTACAATCTGAACAAACTGTAAATATACCTTCAAATCAGTACACGTACCAAAAAATGATTGACTTCACATTGGGTCTTGGTAACTATTGGGTTCGTTTAGTTGAACAGATGATACCTGCTTCAACTATATGGAACACAGGTACAAGATTTGAAAACTCACAATTTCACAGACAAAAAGTTGTTTGGAGAAGACAACGTGGTTGTGAAATTGTACCTGTACCTTGTATTCCATGTACCCTTGAAGGGCAACTTTTTGGTTACGATTGTATAGACCAAACACTTCAGTGTGGAATTTACCCATGGACTGAATCAACTTCTGAGGAATCAGGAACAACATTTCAACAAGTTTTGTATAATCAAATTAATAGTTTGATTCTATTAAGTGGTCACACAACAAGTGAGTGTGATTTGAATAGTGTAACTTCTATTTGGTATACAGATTTGAGATTAGACAACGATATTTTAGTACAAGTACCTTTCTTCACGGGATATACTGCAACACAAGCACCGACAAACCAAGAATGGATTGACGGATTGAATACAAATTTTGCTAATTTATATCAGTGGGGATTAAACTATTCTATAACTAATGGAGTAATTACTGTAAGTAATACTGGATGTATGGCAGATTTCACAAATAAAACTCTACAACTAAACGTGGGGATTGATATAACTATTTATTGTAACTAATGTGTACTGGTTTAACCCTCAATTATAGTTTAGTTAATAAAGTAACTGCTTGTACTGCGCCACTTACAGATACATTTTCATATGATGATGCCTTAACACCTGTATTACAAGTAGGTACTGTTTTATATACTGGTGGTGTTTGTACTGTGCCATACGCTTCTGATGGATTTTATCAAGACCCAAATGCTAGCTCAGTTATTTATGTCATAACTGGTGGTAACGGTGAAATAACATCTGTTGAATATTGTTCAGATGTTGAATATTATATAAGTAATTGTTGTAGTGGTCAAAATTGGAGAATAAATACTGGTAATTTTTTTGGGTGGAACGTTGGTGACTTTGTTGGATTAACTTTGATTTCACCTGGTGGGTTGAATCCAAACGATGGTTGTTATGAAGTTGTAGTACAACCTGACACATATTCATCATATACATGGAATTATCCTTTAGATACTTTTAACAATTACGGGGCGAGTGATTGCTCAACTTGTTTTGTTGGTGAAGGTGAGGTATGTCCATCACCAACACCAACAGTGACTCCGACAAATACTATAACGCCAACAGTCACCCCAACGAATACTAATACGCCAACAAATACTAATACACCAACACTAACCCCCACGTCATGTGATTGTAGGTATTTGAATGTAAACATTTCACAAACGGACATCAATAATGCCACAGGAAATACAGACCCATCACAAAATGGAAAAGTTTATTTATTTTATACGGACTGTAATAATTCTCCAGCCGAACAGTCATACTCGACTTCGGGTATCACATTTAATTCGGTTTGTGCTTTAGCAACTCAAATTGGTGTTCTAACTCAAACATATTATTATCAAAATGATGTACAAGTATACGGTTTATCATCTTGGCAAGATAGCTTTGTGTGTTGTTCACTGAACACACCTACACCAACTCCAACTAATACTGTAACTCCAACAAATACGGTAACACCAACAAAGACACCAACCCCAACACCTACAAACACAGTAACGCCGACAAAGACACCTACCCCAACTCCAACGAATACTATAACACCAACCAATACTGTAACCCCAACTAATACTGTTACTCCGACAAATACAATTACACCTACCAATACTGTAACTCCAACGAATACCGTTACACCAACAAATACTGTAACACCAACCAATACTGCGACACCGACAAATACGGAAACTCCGACAAATACCCCAACAAAAACACAAACACCATCAGTAACTCCTACAAATACACCAACACCGACAAATACGCCAACACCATCACCATCAAGTGCGGGTACAGGTTTAAGTTATTATTTTTCATTAACGGGTACTTGTGACGACCCTAACGGTGGTAGAATATTATTTACACCGACAGGTGGTGTGTCACCATATACATTAGATAATGATAGTCCCGGTACTTTACCAAGTTATACTAACTTTACGGGTACTGTAGAATATTCTGGATTGTCTGGTGGAACTTACATTTTTAGATTAAACGATTCTTCAGGTGGTGTAAATGCTGAGCAATACATCAACATAGTAATAGCGGGTTGTTTGGATGCAGAAATTATTGATGTGTCAGGAACGACTTGTGGTGAAAGTAATGGTGTATTCTATGTAAGTGGAAGTTCGGGTTCATTGCCATACGTAATAACATTATTCCAAGATTCGATACAGATTTATGAAGGAGCTTCATACACAAACCCTACTGAATTTGTTGGTTTGGGTTCTGGTGATTACTACGCAGAGGTTGTAGATTTTGGAGGTGCCAGCGCCACCACAGCGACTGTCACTGTAAGTACATCTTCATTGTTTGATTATGGATTCTCAATCTCAGGAAATCCAAATTGTGGTGTTAATGCGGGGGCGGTTCAAGTCACAGGTCAGACAGGAGTTGCACCTTACACTTATCTTTGGTCTAATGGTTCTACAAGTGACACCATAACAGGATTATCGGCATCAACGTATTCGGTTGAGGTTACCGATTCTACAGGGTGTGTTGTTGTCAAAAATGTGGTAGTACCAAATGTGTCGAGTTTTGGTATTAGTACCCTTACAAGTATACAGCCAGGTTGTTTATCAAGTAATGGTGAAGTAACTGTTACTGTATCGGGGGGTACAAGTCCCTTCTATTTCTCAGGAAGTACAGGACAATCTCTTTCGGGTGTAACTAGTAACTCATTTACCTTTACCGGAGTATCTGCTGGTAACTTTGGATTTTATGTTAGAGATACTAACTTATGTATTGTAAGTAGTTCTGTTGAAATGGTTAGTGAGGGTGGATTAATCTCGGCTAACATTTCTTCATCACT